AAGCTGGCCGCCCTGATCCTTGCTCTTGCGGTAGCCGCCGCCCCGGCTGAGCCGCCTCGCGAATATCGCCAGCGCGTCGTCCATATCAGCGACGGCGATACCTTTGATGTCGATATCATGGTCATGGGCCAGCCGACGCGGGTTCGCTTGCTCAGGATCGATACCCCGGAAAAGGGGCGCTTTGCCCATTGCCCAGAGGAGGACGCCGCCGGGCGCGCCGCTACGGCTTATCTCAGCGAATTGATCGCATCAGGCAATTCGATTGTCTGGCTCAGGGGTGGCCGCCGCGATCTCTATAATCGCCCCTTGGTCGAGGCTGAAATCTCTGTCCGCCGACGCCGAATCAATCTCAGTGACGCCATGATCAGCGCTGGCCATGCCTTGCCCTATGGTGGCGGCAAGAAAGCCGATTGGTGCGCCCGGCTGAGGCCCCCGGCAAATGATAATTGACCGCCGCGCCCGCCGCGCCTAATGCGCCCATGCGGGTTGGCGCAGGCTGGTAGCGCGTTCGGCTCATAACCGAAAGGACGCGGGTTCGAATCCCGCACCCGCAACCAGCCAATGACAGCGAGATATTTTCGCACTATACCGGCCCCAAGAACGGAGGGCTGGCATGGCATGGTATGATCGATTTTTCAGTGATGGCGAGGCCGATGCTCAGCCCGTCGAAAAGGCCGCTCGCGCCATCGGCGACAGCGGAGCCGTCCATTATGGCGGGTTCCTGATCACTGATGAGACCTTGCCCGAATTGAACGGGCCTAAGCGCTACGAGACATTCCTGAAAATCTTGCGCGACACCACAATCGCGGCGGCTGGCGTCCGGATTTTCTTGAACCTGATCTCTGGCGCGATCTGGCAAGCTGAGCCGCCGGAAGGCCTCGATGATGCTCAGCAAAGCCAAGCCGAGGAAATCGCTGAGGCCGTCGAGGACATGATGGCCGATCACAAACGGCCTTGGCCACGGATCATCAGGCGCATCGCCCTTTTCCGGTTCTATGGCTTCGCCTTGGCTGAGTGGGTAGCCAAGCGCCGGGATGACGGCCTTTTTGGCATCGATGATGTCATGCCGCGCCCGCAGCGCACGATCGCCCGTTGGGATATCGATGACAACGGCGATGTGCGCGGGGTCTGGCAATATAACCGTCATATGCGCGAGGTCTATTTGCCTCGCGATCGCCTGATCTATGCGGTCGATGACACCTTTACCGAAAGCCCCGAAGGCATCGGCCTCTTGCGGCACATCGTCCGGGCCAGCGAAAGGCTCAAGGCATTCGAGGCGATTGAGCAAGTCGGATTCGAGAACGATCTCCGGGGCGTCCCTGTGGCTTATGGGCCTTGGAAAGAAATTCAGGCCGATCCCAGCCTCGATGATGCCAAGCGCCAGCGCTACCGGAAGCCTCTGATCGATTTTGTCACCGGGCATATCCGCAACAAACGCACCGGCCTCTTGCTGGACTCTGAGGTCTATCGGTCCAAGGATGATGGCCAAAGCCCCAGCGCGACACGGAAATGGGCGATCGATCTGTTGCGCGGGGAATCGAACGCATTTGAGCCGATGGCCAAAGCGATCGAGCGCTTGAACGGAGAGATCGCTCGCGTCCTTGGCATGGAGCATCTGATGCTTGGGGCCGATGGTTCCGGCTCGCTGGCCCTGAGCAAGAGCAAAGTCGGCACATTCTATCTGACCCTGATGACGACTCAGGCTGAGATCATCGAGATCGTCGAGCGCGACTGGCTCCATCCGATCTGCGAAATGAATGGTTGGCCCCGCGAACTCTGGCCGTCGCTGGCTTGCGAAGAAATCCGGGACGAGGACATCGAGAAGATCACAACAGCCCTTGAAAAGCTGGCTCGCGCCGGGGCCACCCTTGAGGCCAATGATCCCGCTGTGGCTGAGGTCTATCATATCCTTGGCCTCAGCGCGCCGCCTGAGCGCATCGATCCCGCGCTCGATCTCAGCGGCAACCCCATTGATCCGACCCTCGATCCCAGCCTTCTTGATCCGGCGGCCTCAATTCAGAAATCGGCGCGGCGCTGGGTTCGCAGCCGCAAAGCGAAAGGAAAGCGCTGATGCCTCAGATCGATATCGGGGCCGGGTCTTATCCGGCGTGGGCTGATCAGGATTTCGCCGACGAATATCTCGCCGCTGATATCAGCCGGGCGGCAGCATGGGCCTTGCTGGGCACCGATGCCAAGGGGCGGGCGCTGGTGAGCGCGGCGCGTCTGATCGCCCGCTTGAACTGGCTTGCCGGGGCCGCCCCGGATTATGAAAGCGCGCCTGCCCCGATCGCAGAGGCGAATGCGGTTCTGGCCGCTGATCTGGCCGCTGATCCCGGCCTCAGCGGGTCGCTTGGACAGGAATCGAACATCAAGCGCGTCAAGGCCGGATCGGCTGAGGTCGAATTCAGGCCGGGCGGGGCCGGGCAATCTGTGCTGCCTTTGCCATCGGAAGCATGGGCGCTGATCGCTGGCACCGGCCTTGTCAGTGCGCCCGGCGGCGGCGATGAGCCGTTCTATAGCGGTGGCGATTTCCCTTCTCGGTTCCGGCCTGATGTCGGCTATCCCGATCCTGAGACCGATTGGAGGCTGTGATGAGCCGCCTTTTCGGAGTCGATATCGCCGGGATCGTTGCCAAGAATATCGGCCCCGGCGTCCATGCGGCAACCCTGAGCATCAAGCCGATCGGCGGTGCCCGCGATCCGCAACGGCTGACAGCCGGGCGTCCGGCGGCTCCGGTGATCTATCAGTGCCGTGGGTTCTGGGAAGATTACAGCCCCGGCCAGATCGGCGATCAAGTCTTGGCTACAGATCGCAAAGCTGTCCTGATCGGCGATACCATCCCCGCCGGGGCTGATCTGAAAAAGGGGGATGAGATCACGATCGAGGGCCAGACCTTGATGTTCTGGCGCTGGCAAAGCCGCGACCCGGCTGGCGCTGTGCTTGTGGCTCAATGCCGGGATCAGCGAGGCCCCGATGGCCAGTGACAGCTTTGAACGCATCGATCGCTTACTGACCAGAGCGGAGCGGCATATCGCCGCTGTTTTTGGGGCCATGATTGAGGCCATTCGGGATGAACTTGATCTCAGCGCCTTGGCCGATCTCATCGAGGCCGGGCGCTGGCTCGATGCTTTTGAACTGATCGAGCGAACAGCGGCCCGGCTTGGCGCGGCGAGCAATCTGATGTTCATTCAATCCGCTCAGGACACCGCGACCTTTATGGCGACCGCTGGGATCGCCAATATCGCATTTGATCAGGTCAACGTCCGCGCTGTGGCGATAATGCAACAGAACCGCTTGAGGCTGATCAGGGAATTCACTGAGGGCCAGCGCAATGTGCTCAGGGCCGTGATGACTGATGGCATCGCTCGCGGCCTTAACCCCAGAGATCAGGCCCGGCAATTCCGCGAGGTTGTCGGCCTCACAGATCGGCAAGCCCGCGCTGTCATCAATTACCGGCGCTTGCTGACCCAAGCCGGGCGGCCCGAATATGCTGAGGCCGATCAGCTTGAGTCGCTGAGCCGGGCCTTGCGCGATCGCCGTCATGACAGATCAGTGATGTCCGCCGTCCGCAACGAGCGCCCGCTGACAGCGGCCCAGATCGAGACAATGGTTGATCGCTATCGCCGCCGCTACATCAAATATCGGGCTGAGGTTATCGCCCGAACAGAGGCGCTGCGCTCTGTTCATGAAGGCGTCGCTGAGGCTTTCGATCAAGCCATCGACGCCGGGGATATCGAGGCCAGCCAGATCGAGCAAAAATGGGTCAGCGCCCGCGATGGTCGCGTCCGGGACAGTCATCGCTTTCTTAATGGCCAGAAGCGCCCGCTTGGCGGTGTCTGGCAAGGCCTCAATGGCGTCCTCAGATATCCCGGCGACCCCAATGCACCGGCATCAGAAACCGTGCAATGCCGCTGCGTCGTGACGCGCCGCATCGTCCGCGCCAAAAGCGATCCTTTGCTGATCTGAGCGCCGGACCAGCCGCCACGGAAATGGGGCTAGTAATTATTCCCAGACGCGACTATTAGGAACCGATAGATCGCGGCAAAAGACCGCTGACCCGCCTCAGATCGACAGCTTGCCTCAGGGGGTCAGAATTGGACGCGATTGCCACATCAGAATTCGTCAAGGTCAATGAAGAACTTGGCCTGATCATGGGCTGGGCGATCATTTGCACCGAGAAGGGCGAGCGCTATTTCGATCTGCATGGCGATCATATCCCGCCTGAGGCGATGATCAAGGCCGCCTCCGATTTCATGATCCACAGCCGGATCGGCAAGGATATGCACC